ACCTGCATCGCACCGTTGATAATCAGGTTCCTGTTCGACAACGCCGTCTGCGAACCAATCAGTGCGGCGAGTTCTGCTGCCTTACTCATGCGAGGTCTCCCATAACGTGCGATGATACATAACTGCAATCTGTTAAACTGCCCGAACTTGAAATAATGGAAGATAACGTATAAGCAGATGCTGTGGGTGCAGTTCCATAGCCAGTTGAAATGCCCCTATTAAAAGAACCTGTACCATTCCCAACCAGACCAGCTAGAGAATAATCTGCATTATTCATACTATTAGTCATCGTTACTGTATAATCACCTGTGCCGTTATCTACTAAAGAATCAATATTAAAACTGTCTGCAACACCTGTTAAGTCGGCAGTTGCAGTTGCGGTTGAGCCATTAAAATTAATCCACGCCTTCGCACTACCGTTGGCAACAGTAGACGTAGCCACGCTGTTCGCACCGGCTGCATCCTTCAGGGTGTTTACTCTCAGTTCGCTTGCCATTATGCGAGGTCTCCGTGAACTACAACATTTCCATCAGTAGCATCAACCACACTATTACTGCTATTTTTAGAAACTGTCCTTAGTGTGTTTGTGGCACGGGTACTAAAAGAAATGTAATTAACGTGGTCTTCATGTGTATACTGTCCAGACCAATCGTCAGTGTCAAAAGCGTTAGTAAAGGTTAAATCAAAAACGCCAGCAGATACGTCTGTTCCGCTGCTTACGTTAAATGAAGTTGTTACGGATTGGTCTTCAAAATATGACCAAACCTTCGCCAACCCCTGCTGCAACTGCATCGTAGCTGCGCCACCCTCGCTGGTAATCGTGATATCACCTGCGCTGGTTACACCCTGCATTTCATCGACTTTGAGTATGCTTGCCATTATGCGAGGTCTCCGTGTCCAATATAAGAAACGTCATTTTCATCGATACCAGCTTGGCTAGAGTTACTAAGTGTCAAAGATATTGATGACGCAGACTTTGCTGTTGTGGTCAAAACTCTTGTTCCAACATCATGTCCACCCATGCCACCTAAAGCATAAGTGGATGTATCGTAATTATTTGTCCAGTTGTGAGTGCTATCCCCAGTAGAATCATCAGAAGTGCTAGATACGTTTAAGCTGTCATTTAGTGTAAGGCCACTAGATTGGTCATACTGAGCAAAACACTTCGCCGCACTCTGCTTCGTCAGCCCTACCGGCCCCGTACCCGCCTTGTCAGCAATCGTGTCTACATTCAATACGCTGGTCATACGATGCTCCAATATCCGTTAACAGTGACGGTGGCATTGTCCTGCGTAATCGGGCCAGCCGACACACCATTTTCGTCACTGTCGATTGTGATGTCTGCGCTGATGGTCTGACCGTTGAGACGAATGATGCTGTCATTACCCTTGAATGGATAGCGTGTGTCACTCTCTGTCTTAGTGTATGTGTTGGCTACACCAAACGTGTCATACACGACCATCTCTACTACGTCATTGAGTGACGCCGCAGTGACCAGTACAACGCTAGTTCCTGTGGTAGCTGTGTAGTCAGTACCGGGCTTGAGAAGAACACCGTTCTGGTACACATCCATGTACAGGCTATCTACATAGGTCAGTGTCTTTGCGTCACTGTCACTACCACTAAAGCTAGTTTGACCAGCAGTAGCTTGGTAGATAAACCTATTGCGAACACCCTTGTCTGGGGATTTACCTATGTATGCCATTGTTTATCCTTATGGTGTTTCTTGCGAATCCACAAACGTCTCGTAGGCCGACTTGATGTCTGCCGTCCACACAGCGTTGCACACAGCCTGTATGCTGGCGTCCTCGCCAGAGATATCGGTGTCGCCCCAAGTGTCGTCTGTCTTGGTGCGGGGATGCAGAACGTGCCGGTGATAGGTGCGGCTAGTCTCTTTACCGTCATCCTTTACGATGGTTGCCTTGCGAACCTGCACAGCCTTATATTGGCCACGCACTTCGCAGTCGTATTCAAACTCTTTTGTCAGTGCCATTGTTTACTCTTTCTGTTTATCGTCGCTTGGCTGCGACCTGTCCGACCCGCACCGGCTGGTGGGGTTAAGTTGAATAAAAGCCTGTAAATTCTATTCTGAGACTTGCTGCGCCGTTGCTTGTAACAACCACATCAGCATTGTTGTTGTTCCTCCAAAGCGAAATCTTTGAAGCACCGGCATTTATGCGCCACGCCATTGGGTTTAAGTTAGTGGCAAACTGGTAGTTAAGACCAACACCGCCACCTCTAATGTCCAAAGAGGCGTTTGACGTAAATGGCAGACCACTAATCTCTAGGTTGCCGCTTCCTCCACTAAACGCAGAAGTGGAAAACCTTATGGCAAAAAAGACGGTACTCCCAACCTTTGTATAATGACCTTCTTGTGTCGTATAAGTAACCGAAGGGTCACTACTGCTGCCAGTAAGCGTCGGAGTAAACGTACCCTCCTCATAGTCATCCAGCGCATTGGCACTACCCGAACCACCAAGATATATTGTGGTAGGCGTGAGAGAATCTACAGAACCTATACCTGTTCCCGTGATTTGGGTGAGTGCCATTGCCTGTTATCCTTATGCGTAGGGCGAGTCGCCAAGAGTGTCTGCATCCCAAGCTGCCTTGAGACCTGCAATGTCAGTTGCAGCGTCGATTGCAGCAGCGGCAGGTGCATCACGAAGAGCATTCTTGGCAGCTACAGATGCAGCCTGTGCGTCCGTATCACCAGCCTCAAGTGCCTTCATGTACGTTACGTCTTCAGCGTCGAGCAGAGGCTTGCGAACTTCACGGATTTTGTCCTTGAAGATTTCCTTCGCCTTGTCGATGTCCTCAGAGATGACGCTTCCGTTCAGAGACCATGCACCACGAAAGTGACGGTCAGAAGGAACGGTAGCCGTGGAAGCGTCAATCTGGTTCCCGTCCTTGTCTACGATGTAGGTTGTTGGCATAATTTACTCCTTATGCTGCTAGGTCTAAGTCGTCGGAGATGCGCCATGAATTGCGCCACTCACGAGTTGCTGGCAACTGCTCTTTTTTGCAGATTACCATCTTAGGGCGGTTGCCCTCATCCCACGTCTGCCATACAGACTGTGGGCAATCTTTCATAATCAAATACTCAATGGCCTGTTCTTCTGTCATTGGGCCAATCGGTGGTGTTTCATGCAACAGGTAGCCACGAGTGTGCTTCTTGAAGTCGGGCTGGGCCTCGTCCTTTGCCAACTCCCAATATACTTCAACAGGTGGCAGAATACCGCCCTGCAATGCACAGGCCATCCAGTTAGGGTCCGGCACCAGTATCTTGGCGCACTCGTCGATGCTGTCCTCGTACACGACACGGTAGTCAGACTGGTGCGGCTCAAGGTTCTCTTTGGCCCAGCAGAGCCTGTCCCACAGATGTGTGCCGGTGAAGTCAGGCGTCATGCGAGGTCTCCGTGAACTACAATATGATTATGTCCAGTCTCATTTGCGTTAGCCGCAGAATACATCTCTGTATCAACTTTTGCTGTTGTCTGTGCGTTTGTAGCTACAAGCCTATTAGACGGGTTTGTTACGGTTCCGCTACCGCCACTGCTTACAGGAGCATAATATATATCGGACATTGCAGAAGTTAGGTTAACTTCAATTTCAGTTGTGTTATCAGTCAAACTTGAAACGTTAAAACTACCATCTGCCACAGGTGGGTTGTCACCAGTGTCAAAGTTGACCCACGCCTTCGCACTACCATTCACGACATAATCGGTGGTCAGCGAACCCGCAGTCGAGTGGGTCAGGGTGTCTGCTACGATTGTGCCAGCCATTATGCGAGGTCTCCGTGCGTTGTGCTGTAACAGTCAATGTCTTTAGCGGGATGCGGACTAGCATCATCAAAGCATCTTATTCTAAAGCTGCCCGTTGCTTCATTGGAGATGTTGGCTAAATCCCCTTCACCAGAATAAACATTCGGGGGAGAAGAGTAACGTGCGCCAGACATAGAATTTGTAAAGGCGACAGTATAGTTGCCTGTGCCGTTGTCAGTCACAGATGCAAAGTTAAAACTGTCAAAGAAAACTGGGGTTGTAGTGTCATCCAGAGAACACCAAGCCTTCGCCAGCCCCTGCTGCAACTGGAACGTCGCTGCGCCGCCCTCAGAGGTGACCGTCACATCTCCAGCCGCAGTCTTGCCGGTGAGATTGTCTGCGATGATGGTACTCATGCGAGGTCTCCGTCCACAGATGTTGATACAAACTCTGCATCTTTATCGCTGCCAGATACATTAGCTACACGAAGTCTATAAGCTGATGTCGTAGGGTCAGCACTCTCGTGAACCATTACAACGTGAAAATGTAAGCTGTTAGCCTTACGTGATGCCATACCAACAATACTGTAGGTAGCCGCACTCATAGCGGAACTTATGTTCATAGTCTGGTCGCCAAGAGCATTGTCAGTAACAGATGCTATGTTGAAGCTGCTGTCCGTGACATTGTTGTTGAAGTCTCTGCGAATATATACTTTAGCCGCTGCTTGACTCGTCAGCGTAGCCGCACCGCCGCTGGTGCTTTGGATGGTATCTGCCTTCAACGTACTCATAGCGTCACCAGTGTCCCGCCGCTTTCAACAGTCAGGGTCACACCGCTGTCTACAGTGAATGGCCCTGTCACGTTTGCGTTCTCAGTTGCAAGGATGGTTATGTCGGTGGTCAGGTTCTGTGCGTTGGTACGGAACAGGCCACCACCCTTGAAGTTGCCTTTGTTACCTGCAGGAATGGTCACTGACCCACGAGCAAGGTCAAGATAATTTACAAAGATATTGTTAGTGCCAGAGGAGGGTGCTGCAGTAAAGGTGAGGGTTGTGCCATCAGGAACAGTGTATGAACTAGCAGCATCCTGTACAACACCATCAACAGACACAAGGATGCTCTGTTTGCTTGCTACAGTACGGTCAAGCGTGAATGTAGTTGTGCTACCATCGCCACTAAACCGCTGCACAGCAGGTGTAGTCTCAAAGTGTGTGGCAGGTGCATTACCAATAAACGGCATCTGTCAATCCTTATGTAATGTCAAGATGGCTCAGTACAACATCTGCAGAGGATGCTGTGTCAGATGTGACTTTAACAATGTCACCCGGCTCCATAACAACTTTCTGGTCACCGCCAATAACCACGAGTGTACCACCTACAGGAATAGGTGCATCCTTTACGATGTACACACTGTCCTCAGAACCAGAGGTACGGCTAGAAGCATCAAGCTGTACACTTACAGTGATTTGGGATGTAACGATATTGGCAATTGAAAGACCAATAATAGTTGTTTCTGTAGAAGACGGACATGTATAAATACTAGCTGCACTAGTACCTACACCTGTATCTGTTTCTGATAAGAAAGCGTTTGCCATTTCTTACTCCTGAATTAAGTATAATTATACCATACTTTTAGTGCTTTGTCAAGCATTTTTTAGCCTAGTGCAATAGCAAATGCTAGTGCGGCAGGGTCTGTCTCAGTTACTGTGTATGTAACTCGTTTGTTTGCGACATCAAATGCTACACTGGCAGAGCCACCTGCAGCAAATTGAATGCCGTCACTGTTAGATGCAGTAAACTGTGTGGTACCACTAGAGTTCTCTACCGGCAGTGATGTTGTTGATGTAGTAATAAAACCTGCGTCATTGTTAAAGCCTGACAGGTTAATGCTACCTTTAGTTAGTTTTCGTTGTGCATTAGAACTATCGACAACAGCAAAGAAATCACCGTCACCATCTGATGTTGACGTAGTAAGTTCTGACAGGTCTACGTTAATGGTAGCAGTGCCTGACGTAGTAATTGTAGTAGTACCAGCTACATCAATCAAGTTACCTGCAGCTACACTTACACTAGTAACTGTACCATTTGTTGTTGTGAAACCACTATCGTTATTGAAGACACTAAGACCAATCTCACTAGCCGCCTTACGTCTATCGGCACCGCTATCAAGTACAATAAACTCATCTGTTCCGACCATTGTCTGTGTCATATCAGTGAGTTCAGACAAGTCTACATTAAGTGTAACACCACCAGAAGAACCACCACCAGACAAACCAGTACCGGCTGTAACACCTGTAATATCACCTGTGTTAGTAGTATATCCAAAACTTTCAATGCGGTCGTTGATAGCAGCACTCGTCATGAGTGTTGTGTCGTTATCCGCAAAAGCCTCTCCACTAGTGGTAAGTGCGCCGCCTGATAGCTGACTAACTGTAATGTTTCCAAGCGTACCGCCTAGACTAAGGTTGCCACTTGACGTAACTGTTCCTGAAAGACTGATACCGTTTACTGTACCTGTGCCACCAACAGAAGTTACTGTGCCTGTTGTGCTTGAAAAGCTGGAGTCATTGTTAAAGATACTGAGAGGAAGTTCACTAATAGCTTTACGTTTCTGTGTACCAGATGCACCACCATCAAGAATGACTAGTTCATCTGCACCTACAGCAGTCTCTGTCATGTCTGTAAGTTCTCTCAGGTCAACGTCAATCGTTGGTGTAGCACTCTCACCTGAGTTATTCTGTAGGTCAATCAAGGCACCTGCAACTAGACTTTGTACGTAGTCACCTGTAGTCTTTGTGCCAAGTGCGACAGCATTGTTTGCAATACCGGCTGCACCAATCTGCGGCCCCTCACCCTCTGTGCCATCGTGGCTA